ATTAATCCATTTAATATCAAAAAAGAATCTGGCCACTCTTCTTTTATTTAAAAAGTAGGTATACACAAACTGTGCGAGTTCTTTAGAGACGGCTTGTTTTAAAACTTTATATTTATTTCTTTTGAATGACATGTTTCTCCTTTAATAATTGTTTTCTTTTTTCTTCGATTAATGTTTCCACAAAATCATCTGGAAGTTTTTTAGGATGTTGTCCTAAAATAGTTTTAACATAAGCATTCTGTGTAGCTTGAGGCATATGTATTATTTTATTTTTTCTTGTCATTTTTTTGTCTCTCTAACCATGTGGGTTGATGAGGTTTTCCTAATACGCTGTTAGGGATAGCTTGTATATTAAAATGAATAAAGCGAAAAGGTTCATAGCCGTTATCCACACTATACATATGAGGTAAATAAGAATTAAAGAATATAAGTCTGCCCGGTTTAGCAAGATAATTAACTTGATGAGAGGCTAGAGTCATTATAGATGGATCTTTTTGAGGAAGTAAGTTCATCACATTACCTGGCCTTGGGTCTTCAAAAACAGGTCTAGAAGTCAGATCGCTTGCTTTAAGAAAAAAGAATCCCGAGATATGGCCATTATAATGAGTGTGTAAAGTGTGATGACCTCCCCCATCTTTAGAAAATTCTTGAACCCATAATTCCGTAATAAAAATAGAATGATTAGATAAATCAAAACCCTGACCATCTAAAAGATTCCATGCGGTAGCCCCAATATAATCTTGTAGCACTTTAAACTGAGGATCATTAATCAAAGTAGTTGAATGGTGGACCCATGGGTGTTCTCCCTTGTTTCCATATTTTTTATTTCTTTTTTTAATCTCATCGAGATTATTTAATCGTGCTTGCTTGATATAAGGATCGGATGCTGTATTAAGTTTCTTCACCCACTCCGGTTTATCGGTCCAATAAACAGGAGAAGTAAAATAATGTTCTGTCTTAAGAACTTCAGGCGCCTTCTTCCCTCCTTCTGAAGCTTGACATAATTCTTTAAGTTTTATTTTCTTTTTTTTCTTCATACGAAAGGGCGTCCTAAATTCCAAATAACTAAACTATATCTTGATCCTTTTTTAACGGGCTTAACTCGGTGCCATACAAAAGAAGGAAAAACTACCAGAGATCCTTTAGGTCTAACTTCCTTACATATTCTAGTATTTCTTTTTTTATCTGGATCTAAATTTCTAAAATCAAATTCCAGTTCTCCTCCTTTATAATCTTTTTCATCAGATAAAGAAAGCGTGACTGATAATTTTCTTATCTTACCATGACTCATCGTATTGGGTTGATTATAGGGTACTTCCCAACTATCACAATGCCAATCATAATATTGGCCTTTATTGTATTTAGTAAATTGACAGGACTCTGACCAATCCCAGAGAAAATTCCAGCCTGCATTAATATTGGCTTGACGAATAAAAGGATGGAGTTCTTTATAGACCCAGTTTTCTGATATCCAAACGATATTAGAATTTCTTTTCTTTTTTAAATCTTTAATTTGATCTTTATTAAGATTTTTAGGATCTCCATAACCACCTGTAATGGCCATTTGTTCCTTAATCTGTAATCCATATTTAACAATCTTATCACAGATATGTTCTGGGACTGCTTTTTGATAATACCAATAATAATTTTTTAAATTCATCTTTTAATCTTTCCCCTTCTTTATAGCATATTAGACAATGAAGTCAATTTGATCTATATCAATTCTTCTCCTATAAAATATAGGATGGGTAGTAAAATTTGATGAAAAAAATTTTTATAAAACTAATGTACCTGAAACCGTAAAAGTAGCTACGGTACATGATCCTACTGTTGCTGTAGTATTTGTTCCTGGAGCTACCGCATAACTTGGACTTTTAGAAGCAGTTGGAAATCTTAAAATAACAATGCCGGGACCACCTGTTCCTCCGGTTCTTCCACTTGAGCCATTACCATTAGCGCCCGATCCGCCACCACCTAAATTAGTAGTTCCATTAGCTCCGCAATCAGCACCTGTACCTCCTCCACCGGCACCTCCTGTGCCTGGGGTACCACTAGGGTGTGACATACCACCGCCTCCTCCTGCGAATGTTGTTCCACCTGGAAACGCGGGAGCAATTAAATTAGGAGCTCCTGCTCCACCTGGACCTGCTGTTGTAGAAGTTGGACCGGTTGAGGTTCCATTAGTTCCAGCCGCTGTTGCACCTCCACCACCTGATCCCGTATTACTCGCGGTTGCGGGTCCACATTTACTATCTCCTCCGGCGTTCCCTTGAGGGGGAGATACGGGAGGTGTATTTCCACAACCTCCACAAGAAGGTCCTAAAGCTCCACCACCACCTGAACCACCCGGATTACCATGTTTACCCGGAGCACCGTTTGTTCCACCACCAGCTCCACCACCTTCAGCAGTAAGAGTTGTAATAGCGGGATGCGCTATACTTGAATTGGTGCCGTCAGCTCCTTTTCCATTAGTACCATAAGGATTGTCTGTTCCTCCAGCTCCACCAGCACCCACTGTTACCGTGAATGTTGTAGTTGGGGCTCCAGATAAATAAAAAGAATCCCCTTGTAAAGGACTAGGTCCGAATCCAGTAGCTCGATAACCACCAGCTCCACCGCCTCCTCCTCCAACGTCAGATACACCACCTCCGCCTCCACCAGCAACCATTAAATAATTTATAGTAGTGCCTGCAAAAGGCCATGTTCCAGCTGATTGTTTTTGAAATTGTGATTGCATCGGCCACATGCCTGATGCGTAATTTAATTCTTTTGTAAGTAAAACTCCTGAACCGCCTTTTCCACCGGTTGGGCCACCTGGAGGAGAACCTCCACCACCGCCTCCGCCTGTATTAGCGACTCCACATTTTCCACTTGAAATAGATGAACATCCAGGGTGTCCTGAAGAAACACCACCATCGCCTCCGCCTCCATCACCGCCAACTGCTACTTGACCTGGAGGGGCTCCACCTGGTACGCCAGGTTTTCCTGCACCACCACCGCCTCCGCCTGCAAATACTCCGCACGCCGTGTCTCCTTTACCAGTTACGTTAGCTATATAATAAGGTTGAGGAGCACATCCATAAAAAGGGGTTAAATCTCTTCCAGCGCCGCCTGCTCCACCATGAGCATTAGGAGCGCATGCGTTTCCGCCTACAGCGCCTGCTCCACCGCCACCGCCACCTTGTTCACCTAAAGTATTGGCTCCAGTACCCCCTGCATATCCTTGTACAGGATTTAAAGGAGGAGTGTTTCCAGTTCCTCCAGCATAAGGGGGACTTTTTTGTCCGCCACCACCTGAACCGCCAGGTCCTAAAGGTGTTGGACCTCCAGCTCCACCACCAGTTACTGTTGTACAAAATGCTACACTAGAACTTCCTCGAGTTGCAGGATCGGTTCCTCCTGGATTACATCTTCCATCACCACCTGCTCCAATAGTTATTGGATAACCTGTTGCTCCGCAAACATCTGAATTTTCAGTAGTATAAACGCCACCAGCTCCGCCTCCACCGCCACCATCAGCCATCGCGCCTCCACCGCCAGCTATGACAGTGTAAGTAAGTTTTGTTGTTCCGGGTTGTGTTGTGAATGTTCCTGTGGCTGTAGTTCTGGTAACTTTATCTTTTCCGAAAGAAGTCTTATTGACTTTTCCGATAATACCACCTTGTGAACGACCTGATTTGGCCATTTGAGTCTCCTTATGCGGACACCCAAGTCAAGCCTGAAGCGTCCCAGTTCCAATTACTTTGATCGGATGATTTTACCCCACTCCATCTTTGATTATCTTCATCCCAACTAATATGATAATTTTGATCGTGTTCTGCAGCAGCATTTCTTGGATGTGCTACTGGAGCTTCCCAATCATCACTAGCATTTAGTGACCATGAAGCAAATGGTTGAGGACTTAAAAATTTGTTTTTAGCGCTGTCGTATACATCTCCTACACCAGCGTATTTTTTTCTAAAATTATGATTATAAGAAGTTTGTTTCCAATTTCCACCACCAAAAAATGTAGAACACCAGTTTTCTCCACTTGGGTGTTCATCACTTTCAACGTGAGCATTGTCTACTACAACAACTCTTTTTACAATTAAATGTGTATCAGCAGTATGTCCTGTTGGATCTACTTTTGATTCTAATTCTGCAAAATGTGCCATTTATTATTCTCCTTAGATATTTATATTAAAAATTTATACATTTGTAAACTACAAAGTCAAGGTACCTGTTACCGTAAAAGTAGCCACAGTGCAAGATCCATCAGTAGTTACCGTATTTGTGCATGGAGCAACTGCAAAACTAGCAGGTTTATCCGCTGTTGCTAATCTTAATATAACAATCCCAGAACCTCCCGCAGCTGCAATTCCACCGGCTGGGCCTCTAGCTCCACCTCCACCGCCACCACCTCTATTGGTAGTTCCGGCATCGGATGCTGGACCTCCTGCGGTAGCTCCTTTTCCTCCAGTTCCGCATGGAGAAGCGGCTCCTCCGCCTCCACCACCGCCAGCTCCGCCACCACCCGCGTAACTTAAAGCAGAACCTGTTATTGAATTCGGTTTACCTACACCACCAGCGCCACCTGCGCTTGTAGTTCCATTAGAACCAGCACCACCGGCACCACCTCCACCGCCACCACCCATGTTGGCAGGACCATCAGCTCCAGTTCCTCCTGGATATCCTTGAGGACCTCCTAAAGCTGCAGGAGCCGCAGGCGTATCTCCAGCACCAGCACTTTTACCTGGACCAGAAGACGCACCACCCCCTGAACCTCCGGAACCAGCAGTTCCTGGAGTAGGAGGAGTATTTAATCCATGACCTCCACCCGTTGATACAATATGTAATACGGAAGAATCTGATCCTGGAGTTGCATCACATGCACTACAGTCATTTTGAGCTCCAGCAGTTCCTCCACCGCCAACAACAATTCCATAACTTGTGTTATCAAGAAAGGCAAGGGCTCCAGCACCGGGAACTCCATAAGATGTTCGGTATCCACCAGCACCTCCGCCACCACCACTACATCCAGTAGGACCAGTTGGAGAACGTCCACCACCTCCGCCTCCGCCGACTACTAAATAACAAATCGAGACAGGAGAAGTTGGATTACTTGTTGCAAATGTTGCCGTACTATTAAATAAATGTTGAGTTTTGCAACCTGGGACAGAAGAAACTGTTCCTCCAGTTGCTTGTTGACTACCTGGGTATTGAATAATAACAACCCCTGAACCTCCAGCTCCACCTTTTTTAGAACAATTACATGGATTGGGATTACCTCCGCCTCCACCACCACCGCCACCAGTGTTAGCTGTTCCTGCGAATCCTACTGTTTTAGATAAAGGTACGGGTTGAGGAGAAGGATCGGATCCTGAAACTCCTGCACCACCCCCGCCGGGGCCTCCAGCCCCTCCGTAAGTTGGAAAACTTGGTGAGCAACGCGCTACGGGATCTGGATATCCTCCACGACCTCCGCCACCGCCTGCTCTTAATGTACAATCTCCGGGCCATCCACTTGAACCTGCACCACCAGCTCCTCCTGGACCCGTTGTTCCAGCACCTTGATTGGGAAGATCAGCAGCTGCCGCACCGGCGCCACCTCCACCACCAAAACCAGCATTATCGGCTGGGGTTCCTCTTCCGCCTGGATTTCCTTGAGACATAAATTTTGCCGGACTATTTCCACATCCCGCATAAACGTGTCCTGGAGCAGGTCCCATATGACCTCCGCTTCCAGAAGCTCCATCTTTTCCTGTGCATCCTGGAGAACCATTTGTAATTCCTTGAGCTCCTCCACTACTACATATTGTATGAATACCTGGACCACTAAAACTTGATGTAGCACCATCGGTACTACATATATCTCCCGTAGGAGCAAATATTCCTCCTGTTCCTCCAGCACCTATTACTGCTGAATAACCTGTAGCAGCTGTTAATTTTAAATCTGTATTATATTGATAGCCACCAGCACCTGCACCTGAAGCAAATCCTCCACCGCCTCCACCGACAACTAATACGTTAACTGGGAATCCTCGAGTTGTAGGAAATGCCCATTTACATTGTAAGGCTGCATCATATTGATCTTCCATACTCCACATGCCTGAAACTTTACATACTGTGCAAGCCGCTTTTTCTTTAACGACAACTACACCGGAACCACCATTAGCACCCCATTGATTACCAGGGCCCCAGCCACCTCCGCCGCCTCCACCACCGCGACCGCCTCCGCCTACACCAATTGGTGCATTAGGGGGTTCTGTACTATGACCCGGACCGGGAGTAGGATATGTGGCTCCACCAACGCCACCTGTTCCACCACCACCTGAACCACCAGCTCCGCCTGGAATTGCAAAAGGAGGGCCACCACCAGGGTTAGCTACTCCTCCGCCGCCACCACCTCCAACGTTTCCGTCGAAAGCTCCATCGGCACCACCATAACTTGTAATATCTACTGTTGAAGTAATTGAACCACCGGCTCCGCCAACACCCGTTAAACTTGGTGAAGAACATCCACCTACTGCTGTCCAACCCCCACCACCAGCTGCTCGTGTGGGAGCACTGGATCCACAATTTCCTCCGCCATTAAAACCTTGCGCAGGACTTGTAGGAGGAGTATTTCCTGTTCCTCCAGTTCCGGGAGCACCATTACCAGCGTTTCCGCCACCTGATCCTCCTGGACCACCGGCTCCACTTTCATTTCCACCAAGGCCACCACCTTCGGCTTCGATTGTACTTGATAAAGCTATACTTGAATCGCCACCTTTTGTTGAAGCACCACCAGGATAAGGACCACCTGTTCCCCCTGCACCTACAGTGATTGTATAATCTGTTGAACCACAAACCGATTGACAGGTTAAAGCTCTAATTCCACCAGCTCCGCCGCCACCACCAACACCGCCAGCTCCACCTCCGCCACCACCAGCAACTACAACAACATCAACATTTGCTGTACATGCGTCTGTTGTAAGTGTTCCCGATGCCGAGAAGACTGAAATTTTGGGTTTAACTATTTTACCGACTGGGTTGTTAGGTCCGATAATTCCGCCATTAGCCATGGTTTAGATTACCTCCTACGCGTCGTCTAGTACTTCATACGATATGAATAGATCGAGATCCCCTGCTGCACTTGCTCCACCTTTTAAGATATCGCCTTCCATTAAATAGATGGGAGTGTCCGATACCACAAGTGAAGAATCTGCAGGGACTGAAATTGTTTTTGCTAAATAAACAGTAGCATCTGCTCCTGTTGGGGTTAATCCATTTGCGGCAGCAGTTCCAATACCATCAACATATAAATTGAGATCCGCTGCTGCAGAACCATCAACGTTAGCACATACGATTCTGTTAATTTTTAATAATTTTTCTGAATCTACTGTAAGTAATGTAGCAGTTAAAGTGTTAGATAAATTCCAACCGTAATTACCACCGTAGATACTTGATACTGATACTATATTTGGATTCGCCATATTTTAATTCCTTTGTTTGTTTTTATCCGAAAATCATTGCCATTGCAATAGCTTTTCCTGTTGTTACGCCAGCACTTCCAAAACTCACTGAGCCTGAACCATCAGTAACTAAAGCTTGGCCATTAGTCCCATCTGCTGCGGGTAATGTATATGCCGGTTGAGCGGCCGCTGTTCCAGCCGATCCTCTCGTACTTAACATTCCTGAAGTACGAATGTCTGTTCCATCATGATAACAGAAAATATTACCATATTTAGGAATAGCAATTCCAGTTGCGCCTGTTACTTTAAAAGTAATAGTATCAGTAGCACCTCTAGTCGTGCCATCAATAATTAAAAAAGGTTTTAAAATAGATGCTGTTCCTCCTGGAGAAGAACCAGATCCTGCCGTTGCTGCAATATCTAGAACTCTGTTTCCACCAGTTGAACCTGTAAGTTTAATAATGAAAGCTCTACCATCATAAGTACCAGTAGAAGCATCAGGAATAGTTAAAGTTCTATCCGCTGTCATTGCGATAGAAATATAACCAAAAACATCTCTGAAAAAATTTAAATTCTCGTTAGTTAGTGTACCCCATGTACCGGCTTTCTCGCCAGTAGCCATTAACTGGATTCCTAAACTGTTATATGATGACGCCATATTTTAATTCTCCTAATTTGGAACGTGTGTATCAATTGTATACGATGTGTTTCCTGTAATGTCAACACCAGTATAACTCGTATTTCCTGTTATTGATTCTACTGCATATCCTACTGGGAATGCGGCTCCTACGGTAGCCGTCATGGACAATCCTAGCCCATTTAAACTAGCAATAGTTGCCTGAGTAGTAGTGAGACTTCCTACAGCTGAAGTAGCTGATAATCCTAATCCGGCTAAATTAGCCTTAGTTTCTGGGGAAGATGTAAGGGTACCCAAAGCTGTTGAAGCAGATTGACCTGTTAAAGTCATTGTAGGATTAGAGGTAATAGTTACTGATCCTACGGCTGAAGTAGAAGATAATCCTAGACCTGCTAAACTCGCAAGAGTTACCTGAGTAGTAGTAGGAGTTCCTAAAGTTGTAGTTGCTGATTGACCGGCTAGACCTACTGAATGATCATCAACGGATAATAAACCATAAGATGATATAAGAGCTTGTCCAGTTAAAGTAAATGTGGCGTCAGACTTAGTAGTTAAGGATCCTACAGTAGATGTAGATGATAACCCTGTAAGCCCCATCAATTGATCTGGAAGTGTGAAACTTCCAACCGTTGATGTAGCGGATAAACCAGTTAAGGTAAAGCTAGCTTCTTCAACAGAACCCCAACCATTAATTCCCCAAGTTAAAGTTCCCCAACCAGGTTGTTGATAAGCGGTAAGTACTCCTACGGCTGATGTAGCCGATTGACCTGTAAGTGATACAGTTGAATCAGAAAGATCGCCCCATTCACCGTCATTCCATGATTGGGCACCCCATCCTGTAGCGTATGTTGTTGATTCATTCCAGTTAGCTCGACCCCAGGTTAAGCGTCCCCATCCTGATGTGACTGTTGACATAAGGATGTCCTCCTTATGCTATCTGTATGATGGCGTTACCTGCAGTTTGAGCTGGAAACTCTACTGTGAAAGTTCCAGTTGTTACAGTTTTGTCTGCACCAAAATTAACTACACATACAGCTTTGTTAGATGCACTTGAATTGTAAATTAAACAACCTCTTGCTGTGAAAGATGCAGTGGATCCCCAGCTGGTACTTGCGAATAAGCAACATGCAGTATCGCCGGATAAAACTGGAGTTGTACTTGTTAAAGAATTTCCTCCGCTTGTGTATCCTGAACTTGTTGTTGTAACTTCATAAGTATTCGTTGGATCTGCTGTGGGATCAGATGCCGCCGCCCATGCAGTTGTTGATTTACTTAAAGTCGCTGAGTTACTGGAATATAAAGCCAGTTTAAAAGTATTACCTGACGATGCAGTAAAATTGTGTGTTCCTGTTAAAAGTTCAGTTTTGAAACTATTACATATTGCCGATGTTATTGCCATAATTTAATCCTCTTTTAGGGAGACGGAGATTTTATTGGAATCCTAACAGTACCATCTGTGTAGTCATCTCTTCTTCGTCTACCAAGTTGTATTCCTGCAAACTTCTGTACTTCCGTTTTATACTTGTTTTCATAAAGTGTCAACATATCCATTGGGCCTTTTAAATACCCATAAGCCTCTGCTAGACAGGCGTATAAAAGTCCTTGAGGAAAATTTAAACTTACATAATTAGTCTCATTTGAACTAGATTCCAAAGTTGCTGGCATCTTATTATAATATAATCTAAAATTGTAGGCCGCATCTGGGGTAGGGGCTATAAGCAATCCTCCTGATGTTGTGGCTCCTAATCCAGTAGCTCCTCCAAACATCGCATAATATTTAGGGAAACCGGTTACATCTTGAGCTGCTTGGCCTCCTTCAGGCCCTGTTAATTTTGATATATATTCTCTTAGGTAAGTAACATCTTTTTTCTGTAAAAAATGAGAAACCCCTGTAAGAGCAGTTGTAGATTCAAATACCTCTACCCCTCTTACAAAAACAGCCCCTGCTTGGACATTGATAGTATTATCATCTGTAACCAACGTTCCGGTAGCCATTTGTCTATCAGAGTCCATAGGAAGATCTAAAAAAATACGCTGTTGGGCATTAAGAATAATGCTTTCTAAAACTGCTGTAGTTAAAACATTAGAGTCTGTTTCTGTGTAATTTCTAATATGGGTAACTAAATCAGTATAACTATATCCAGACATTATGCTATTACCTCTCTACAAGCAGGACAGCTTTTTTTATATCTATTATGAGTGTTACAATGTTCTGGCTTTGGTGAAGGAGCAGATTCTACTACCACTTCTTCTTTTTTACCAAAAAGTTTTTTAAATATTTTTTTTATAAATGTAATCATTATGCTCTTCTTTGATTAACTGGTCCTATAACACAACCTAATCCTCCTCCTGTTTCAGTTGTAGATGCTGCTGAAGGCAAAGTCAACGTAAAGCTGTTGTATTGAGTGACTGTAGAGGGTACTCCAGCTTGTTTAATTGTTGTAGAAACTCTTGAAACAATTTTATGAGATCCAAAAACCTTAGCTCCACTACTATGAGTTCGCGCCGTAGTATTAGATGGAGTTTCTCCTCTGTAAGGAGCAGCCGTTCCTCGTGTGCATCCTGTTAAATCATTACTAGATTTACCAGTATACTTAATGGTTTCATTAGCTAAAGTTCCAATTAATAAGGGATCACTGGTATCATCCGAAGTCAAAACTTTTCTAATAACAATGTAGCCGCTCGTTGGAAAATTAGAAGCATCTGTTAAAGTAATAGTAGCTACACTAGCAGTAATGTCTCCATTTAAAGTAGTATTTAATTCTAAAGCTGCAATTGAAACCCCTCCTACTGCTTGTTTAACTTCTGTAAATCTAACTTGATCGTTAACTGCTAATCCTCCAAACGGAAATGAAAAAGTTAATGTAGTATTAGAAGCCGTTGAAAAAGGATTATTAGGTAAAAAATCTTCCGTAGCAAATTCAGTTCTCGCTGGTCTTGCTCTTTGTAGAGCTTGAGGATCAGCACTGGTAGGTTTAGGTTGTAATTGAGGTTGTTTAGGTTCGTACTCAGAGAAATGAACCCATGCTCCATTCCATTCTCTTACCATTTCTGTATAAGGAAAAGCTAAGCCTGAACGATCTGAAATTGCTAAAGCATGTTTTCCAGAAGAAAAAGTAGTCATAATTAAACCGCCGTGTCAGGATAATAAACTTTCGGAGCAATATAGGTGCTAGTAATATCAGCATCTTCTTTCACTGCTCTAGCTAATTCATCCTCGTAATATAATTTTAATTCCTGTGATCTTTGAGGCATATTTTTTTGTGATAAATAATAAGCCAATCCTGCTGCCATACAAGGTACAAATCTATAAGGTACATTTGTTGCATTTGTATAGGCGCCGGCATCTTGAATTCTTCTTGTGTAATAAAAATTTAATTTATTTCCATCTACCGCTGCATTTGGTGTTAAATAAATAGTGATAATTGTTCTATCAATAAAACGTTGAACAAAAAACGATGTAGGAATTCCTGTCGCAGTTTTATTAGAGTATCCTTGATATTGAGATCTACTTACTTCTGTCATAGGAGAGTCTACGCTTGTTGAAGTAATTCTATAATTACATTCTAAAATATCATCAATTCCTGTAGCATGTTGAGTAACTGCATCTCCACTAGTATGTCCCGCAGCCGTTGTATTATTAGAACCACGAACAGCTCCTGTAAGATTAGCTGCACCTGTAGCAGCTGATTTTCCAGTATATCTAATGGTTTCAGACCCTATAGTAATAGTTCCTCCACCTTCGCTAGCTCCTGGCATATCAGTAACACTCGTTAAAGGAATGTCTGTGACAGAAGAATTAATAGTAGAAGATAAAGTAGTTGTTAATCCGTTAGAAGCTCCATCCGCTGGAGATCTATACATTATATAAACATTTTGATTTTCAACCAAAGTGATTCCTTGGTTAGCAATTTCCCAATAATGAAGTCCTCTATTACCCCATTCCGCAAATAAAATATTTAAAGATCGTTTAGCAGTTTTTAATTGATAACCCGAAACGTTCTGAAGTCCAATACGTTCGTAAGCTTCTTCTATAACTTCTTCGATCGGAAGAGTCTTGTCAAAAGTATAAGACTGAGAAGTAGTGTTAGCCATCTAACCCTACCCATAGAAAACGGTTACGTGTGTTGTTACTGCGTTCGTTACTTTTAAACTTGTGTTAACCTTAATTCCCGTTCCTGGTAACATTATGTTTCCATAAACAGGAGCTTTATGATCTGTAACATTTGAAGCTGGAACATGAATGACCCATACTGCTGTTGTATCATCATTAACTGTTATTGTTCCTGCACCAACATTAGATGGTTGCGTCCATGACACTCCTAAAACTCTTGCTGGACCATTAAACACAGTCGTCGTAGCAGTTGACGTAATGTTCGCTGTTTTTATATCCACTGGATATGTGCTCATTTTTTCTCCTTAGTCGTGAGCTCCCGAAGGAGCTCACATTATTTTATTAGCTTAAGTTTCTGTTTTGAAGGTATTCAACAGTCAAAACGCCAACACCGTTACCGCCGGCAACAGAGTCATAATAGACAGTCACGTCAGATGTACCAACGTCTTTCCAATTTGCTTCTGTTCCAGTGTAAGTTGCAGTTACTCTATGGTTTCCCAAGGCAGTAGCTGGTAAGCCATCGCAATACAGATCAGGATCTGCAGATGTACCAACATCAATTGTGTTAGTTCCACCATCCCAAGCAGTCTGTACCAAAACATACATATTTATGATTTGGCTGTTTGCTGGAATGATAATAGAGCTAGCTGTACTAGCAGCAAGTTCAGTAATTGCTGCTGATTGTGACATCGTCACAAAACCTAAATTAGCTGCTGCTCCTTCTCTTACTGTTCCGGCTTTTATTGGTCCGGAAAATGTAGTTGTTGCCATAATTATAATCCTCCTAGTTAACGAACGTAATCTCTAGGCCGTCGAGTATACTCGTTTACGTTCTATGTTTAATTGTATACTAATATTTTTATAGCTTACTTTTGAGTAGAGCGCAAGATATTGTAGTGAAAAGTTGATTTTGGTGATAGCGCTTAAGTGGCTATCGAAACTTCGGGCTTGGCGTCGCTTACTCTATTTTCTGAGTGAGCTGCGTGTTCTTCTCGAGCAATTATATTTCTGATAACTTCCTGAATTTCTCGGTTAATTTCAATCATCTTAAGATTGACCTTCCCTGATTTCAGGTGCTCCTTTTGCCACTCGAGTTCCAAGGACCGTTTCGTATTGTATAGGTCTTCGGTCATCACTAACCTCCTCATAGGTTATCCATTTACCAGTTTTGCTAGTAAATCCATCAGTATCGAATATTACCTCATTTTTTCCTAGTTTGTCAAGGATAGAATTCTCTATAGATTCAACAGAGTCTTCCTTAGCTTTAACATCAAAGGACGCATAATACCCATTATATCTGATTTGTACGTGGAAGTTTTTCATAAGTCTAATTTCTATCTTTATAGTCGAAATGAGGCAGTTTTGAGGCCGCCTCATTTCTAATTTTTTGCTTAAGTATTAAGCACCTTCAACACCGAAGATACCTCTAGGGTCTGATACGCCAAAAACGTATCTTTCTCTAGCTTTGTATCTAACGTTGCCAGTATCGAAATCTCCTTCCATTTTAGTCGTTAATGGGGATCTATCGAAGTGTTTCATACCATTAGGCACATCTGTGATTATGTACCAAGAGTCAGAATCAGTTAGGTAGTTGTTCACTCTATAACCTTGAGGAATC